GGGAGATGGTAAGACTGCGAAAAAATATATGGATAATATTATGGGGGAGCTTGAAAAGATTGATTTTATAGGTGTGGATTCAGGAAAACATGGATGGGTATATAGAAAGATTAGAAGTAAATCTAAGGAAGAAAAAGGATTAGATGGGGAAATGACGGAAAGAGAAGTATCTAAGGTTGCTGATAATGCCTTAGGACACTTGAGAAAAATGCGTGAAAAGTTTTTAAAGGATGCCAAAGATAATAAGATACCTTTAGAATTGGGGATGGACAATTTAAATAGAATTGTTAGATACATGCAGTTGCATGAAATGTATGGAGCTTATACAACTTTAGCAGGAGAGAATGGAAAAATAAACTTTTTAGGGGATTTAATGTCAGTTAAAGTAGATATAAAAGACACTGGGAGATATAGTTTTAATAACTATTTTCCTCATATTTCTTATCAAAGGAAATTAGCTGCTAAGGGATTACTAAAATATATTGAACATTTAAGTATTGATCCTGATCTATCAAAACATTCAAAAGAAAGACAGAGATTGATCCAATCTGCCATATTAAGGCATAGACAATTAGAAGGCGACTTTGTTAAAGGGACAGAATTGCAAGAAAGTTGGAAAGATGTTGCAGAAGTATTGCATGGACTTGCTAATGATAAAAGAGATGTAATGGTTAATGGTTTTAAGAGATATAATAAGAATAGAAAAGTTACTAGTCAGTTTGGTAGAGATGCTCATTTAGAAGGATGGATTGTTTCACCTGATGCCTATGAAAGATATGTAAAAAATGTTATCAATACTTTTCATCAGCAGATAGCAGACGTCTCAGGTAGAGATGCTATATATCAATTTAAGAATAATGAGAACTCTGCAAATAAAAGGCTAGGAAGAGAACTAACTGATTTGTGGTCTGAGTTTCTTTACCTCTATCATGAACAGGCTGGTGGGAATCCTACTAATATACCCAAGTATGTCCTAGATAATCCACAGATGAATATAAAAGGTACTGCTTATGCTTGGTTTGCTGATAATATGGTAGCTCGCAGACTTAATAAGGCTAGGGAAATGCTGGGACTAAGAAAAGGTGTGCAAAAATTAGCTGGGATACCAATTACCGGTTCTTTAACAGATGAAGATTTAAAAACTTTGAAGGATGTGGACTTCAATACCTTGAAAAAGTTGGGACAGATGGAAGCTAAGTATCAGCTGGCTACGTTACTTGCTCATCCTAAGAGTACCGTTGCTAACCTTTATGGTGGTAGTGTACATACTTTGATTAGTACCGGCTGGGAGCATTATAAGAATGCAAAGAGTATAAAATATTTGAGACTCCATGTGAATAAGAATTGGAAAAGCATGGAAGATGTAAACGATTGGGTTAAAAGTCTTGGTATAATAGAAGAGTTCTTAATCTTTGAAGCTGATATGAATCCCAATATTAAAAGTGCCAATATGCAAAAAGCTGTTCGTGAGGCAATAGGTGCTATTAAGAAGGACCCGAACTTACCGGATAGGAATTTATATCGGATTGCACAGAAACATGGAATCACGGAGAGTGCATTTAATAAAGCTGCATCGTTTATGCGGGTGCCGGAGAGGTTCTTGAGAAGGGATGCATTCATGGCTCACTATCTCCAAGCAAGAGAAAAGTTTGGTAATCTTACTCCTGAGTTTGATAACCAAACCTTGATAGAGATGGCTAAGAAGGGCGTTAAGGCTACTCAGTTCTTGTATAGTGCACCTTATAGACCTGCTTTTGCTAATAGTCAACTTGGGAAAGTAATGACACGTTTCCAAATCTGGGCATGGAACTCCGTTAGATTTAGAAGGCAGATTGTAGAGCAAGCTCATATCTATGGATGGAAAGAAGGTACGCAACAGTTTGAGGCGTTTAAACGATTAGCTATTGCTGATATGTTTATGTTAGGACTAAGTAATATATTCATGTATTCTATCTTTGAGAATGCCTTACCGGCACCATGGAACTGGTTCCAAGACACAGCTGACCTGATGTTTGGTGACGATAAAGAGCGGGAACGTGCATTCTTTGGTGCTTATCCTTATCCATTTCAACCTTTGCAAATAATTACTCCTCCTGCTTTGCGATTGTTACCTCCCATGTTTAAAGCCATGGTAACGGACGATTACAGTAGGTTAGCTGACTATTATATATGGACTATGTTTCCATTTGGTAGGTTAATGAGAGATGTCGTAGGACCCGGTGGGATTATAGAAAATCCGATGAGAACAGTAGAGAAAACTACCGGTATACCTTATATGCAGTTTGGGAAATATTTTAAAGCTATGCAGGAGCAGGAGCGTTTAAAGCCGGGAGGCTAATTAGCCCTTCCTATAATAATACCTTTTTAAAAAAAAGAATAACAAAGAGTTTTACCTCTCTGTTATTCCTTGAACAACAACATCCTCAAAAAAGTCACAGCCATCCTTTACAGCACAAGGTTCACCTGCAAAAACTGGATCAACAAATGTTACTAACGCTCCTAATTCTTTATTAAAATGAAACATAAAGCCTGCACATTCATCATCTCTAGTATAATTTGAACAAGATTTTTTAGCAACTTTAGATGTTCGAGGTATCTTTTCTTTAATCACATTCACCTCCTCGACAGCCTGCCTGTCCCATTCTACTACTTGTTTCTCTCTTTATTGCTTTTTGCATTTCTTCATCTGTAGATAAATCAGGTGCGTCTTTACGAATTGCATTGTTTATAGGATCATTGTTTAAGGTATTAAATGGTTTTACTTGATTCTTTGTATCAAATAATCTACTCTCCGAATTATTAATTATACGTTTAGCTCTATTCATAGCTCCACCGGGTTCATCAGGTAGTATTTTTCTCAGTAGTAATATAGCCAGTGATTTTTCTTTACCATAAAAGTCTTTCTCTTCTGGTATAGTTGCGTCATTGCATTCTTGTACTAGTATTCGTATTTCATCATATAATAATTCTATCATAAGAGTATGTTCTTTCTCTGAGACTCTTACCTTTTTGATATTATCTGATTTTAGTGCTAATTTGTGCATGACTATATCTCCAAGTTATATTTTTCAGCATATTCTTCAGACATTCTGGCTAAGTATGTCGGAGTAACATATTCTTTGCGTATAAGAGTTGCTTTTATAATATGTTCTGCATCTTTTAGTTGTCCTTGCAATCTCTGTATGAAAGGTTTTTTATTATTAATAACATTTCCTGCTATTGTATTTAATAATGGTGGATCATATGTTAGCTTTTTTGCCATGTTGTCTCCTTGTTTACTATGAATGGACCATTTTCGTCTACATCTACATCCCAACCAAGTAGGGTGTAAAGATATTGTCCTTCTTCAATTAAATTATCTACAAATCCACACTCTTCTTCACACATTACAGCAGGTAAAGAATTGTCGGTACCATTTTTAATTTCTGCTTCTATAAGGTTCTTGCCACATTTAGGACAAGATTCTTTTATTTCCTTCATTGTGTTTCTCCTTTTACGGGGTCTAATTCCTCGTATGGTAGGTTGTAGCAATCTGTGGACACTTTCCATTGATTGGAAGGGTCTATGTCTCCTTTTGCATGGAATGTAGCTCTTTTAAAGTATTCTTTTGGTTCTTTTTTACCGCATATCCATGCTTTGATAGGAGTACCATTCTTAAATTGAATACTCGTAAATATATATAAATCTGGACTTTGGTGTCTACTCGTATAGGCAACGCTTGCATCGTAATGATCTTGCGGTTCTACTGTTCTACGTTTAGTTTTAACTTCTATTCTCTGATTATTTTTTAGGAGATCGTGATTATACTCAGAATTACTAACTATATCAGCTTTAATATAATGGGCTACAATCTCTTCACCAAGATATCCGGCAAAGTTTCCTTTTCCTTTTAGAATAGAATTATTTATTGCTCCCAAATTTTCTGATTTTTCTTTTGCATTGTTTATCATCCATCCTTTAAAAGGAACTTCAATTATATTGCTCAATATTTACCTCCTTTGGCTAATTTTTTTAGTACATAGTTTTGAACTTCTTTTGTCTGTTCTTTTACCCAAGCTAATATAAGGCAAAAGTCTTTTTCTTTTAATGGTCCCTTCCGTGTATTGCACTGTTTGCATATGATCTGTAGATTCTTTGGTGTTGATTCTCCATCTTTAGATAACGGAATTATATGATCGCATACCATTGTTGAGACATTCAATATTCTGTCACAGTATTTACATGACTCACCATAGGCATCGTAAAACATCTTCTTTATGTCTTCAAGCTCTATTTCAAAGAGCACCTGATGCATCTCCGACCTTTTTCTTAGAGCTTGTTTCAAAGCTGATGCTTTACGTGACAATCTAAGCCAAGCTTTATGCCATTGTCTACCGTGAATACTTACTAATTTCTCTCTAAAAGCACTCTGATCGTATTTCATCGTTACTAAAAAATCGGGTTCGTGGGGATTGACTATCGTCCCCACGTCCCGATTTCGTTACTGCTATCACCTATATGGCTTCTCTAGAATGAATTGGAATGTTCCAGAAAGTTTCCAGAACGCCAATGAAATTTTTATACAATACCATTTTGAATTTTTTTCAAATTCTAGGGAAAGTCTAAAGAGAGATATTAGAAAAATATCTATACCCCATCGACTTATTTTGTAATCCTTCCATAGAATAATATCTATGAATAATTTGACTATATCTCTTGGTCGTTTTTTCATATTCTTTTCAATCTAAATGAATCGTGAAATTTTAAATCAACTGACCAGAGTTCTCCATCTGTACTTTTCACCATTTTTAGCCTCCTTTTTCGTTCCTTTGCTTCGCCTTCTAACACAAGCAACTTTCTTGAGGCATTCTCTATGGCTCCACTTCCTTTGCCTGCGTAGAGGTCTAATGTTCCCGCTCTAGAATATTCTCTTGACGTCTGACTCAACTGTATAATAATCATATCATAATTGACTGCTAAATTACTTAATGCGTGGGATATATGCCTTATAGATTCATATTCACCTCTCGTGTAATTTGGTGGTTCTATTAAATCTATATAATCTATTACTATACAGGCTGGAGATGTTTTCCTTACCTGTTCTCTAATTTTTTCTACAGTTGGACTCACAGTTTGTATTTGAATGTGATCAATTTCTTCTCTATGTATATCATATAAGGTTCTACTAGTATCTCCTTTTTGTATAAGTTCTGTTTCTGTATCAGAAACAATTTGTATATTTCTTCTATGCATTAACCACGGTGCTAACTCTAATGATAAATACAATGTTGGAATTTGTAGCTCTTTTTCTATCTTATCTTCCATAGCATTATATGCTAATGCAATATTCTGAGCAAGAGTAGTTTTGTTGGTACCTGTTGGTCCTACAATAGTAACTAACTCTCCCGGATATATAACTGAGTCTACTCCTACCAATCCATAAAGTTTTGATAAATTAATACTGACACCAGAAAAATCTCTCTTCATTCTTTTATTTAGCATTACTTGCAAATCGTCTACGTTTAATATGTTCATAAGGTAATCCTTTCTCTTAAAGTAAATACAATGAGATTGACAATAGGTCATCATCATACTGTCCATGCAACCATATTGATAACCTTTTGTATATACATCGTTAATAGATGAAAGGAGTTCAGAATCCTTGATCCTATCTTCACCTTTGTTCCATTCTTCCATTGCTGCTATCGTAGCATCTATAGGAATACCATTTCTCCTAAAATGAGAAACAATCCTCATTAAAGTATTATGTCGATTCCCTTCAGCTGGTGGGTTATTGTACATATCTTGAATACAGGGTACAACATTTGTATGACTACTGGTTTTAAAGAATGCTTTAACGCTGGGTGAATCAAATGTTACATAGCTTTCTAAATATCCAGATTGTTCTTCTGATGGGAATGTATGGAAGTCATTAATATCCCACTTTCTTCCTTTTGCTGCTATTGTTGT